ACCTCGGCGAACACGGCGCCCTCCGGCGGCGTCGGGTGCTGCTGGTACAGGGAGCCCCACGCCGTCTCGCCGACCTCCAGGCGCCGGAGCTGCCAGTCCTCGGGCGTGCGACCTCGGGCGGACTCCAGCCACTCGCCGGGCTCGCGCCCGAGGGAGTCGGGCAGCCACCCGGGGGCGAGGTTCCCCTCGTCGTCGAGGCGGGGCGCCTCCGCCTGCGCGGGGATCGAGACGAACTCCCACCGGCGGAGGTCCTCGGGCAGCGCCCGCTCCTGCCCGAGGACGTACCCGTACAGGTCGTCCGGGTGCCACCGGGTCTGCGTCAAGATCACGAGCGCGGCGGAGGGGAGGCGGGGGACGGCGACGTTCTGCCACCACGCGAGGACCTTCGCCCGGTGCTCGGGGGAGTCCGCCTGCTCGCGGTCCTTGTACGGGTCGTCGACGAACAGGGCGTCGAGCGGCTTACCGGTCCAGCCCCCGCGCATCCCGTAGGCGATCAGTCCGCCCGTGTGCCCGGCGATCGAGAACCGGGAGACGGAGGTCGAGTCGCCCCGGAGACTGATCCCGAGGAGGTCCTCGGACAGGGGGCGCGGGTTGAGCACGGTCCCGGACCCGTAGGCGGAGACGAAGTTCCGGACCTCCCGGGAGAACGTCGTCGACACGTCCGCCTCAAACGAGGCGATCCCGATCCGGAGGTTCGGGTTCCGGACGAGGAGCCACAGGGGCGTCGCGATCGTGAGGCGCCTCGATTTGCCCTCCTGCGGGGGGGCGGCGACGGCGAGGCGGGCGGACTCCCCGCGTTCCATGCGCTCGACGGCGCGGAGGACGGCCGCGTCGATCAGGCGGAGGGCGGGCGTCTCGATCACGGCGAGCGGGTCGATCGCGTGCGCGAGCGCGCCGGGGCTCGGGTACCTCGTCCGCCGGCGTCGGCGTGCCAGCTCCCGGGCGACCCGCTCGGCGACGGCGACCCGCTCGTGCGCGGGGAGGTCCTGCGTCGCTGCCTCCAGGGCGAGGCGGAGCCGGACGGCGTCGACGGCGGGGGCGGTCACGCGAGCATCGCCCCCACGAGGAACGCGACGGCGAACGCGCCGACCACGTCGTCCGAGGAGAGGTACGCGCCGGCCCGGTCGAGGAGCAGGAGGGCGAGGAGGAGCAGGGCGAGGGCGATCAGCCCTGCGGCGAGGGGGCGGAGCCACCGGTTCCGCTCCCCCCCCGTCACCCTCCCGACAGTACCGGGGGCGTTACTCACCGGCGCGGCGTCCACCGGTTCCGGTCCGGCCGGACCTGGAGCCGGCGAGGGTCGTCGGCGTCGAGCATCGCGACCTCGCGCGCCGTGTACGTCTTACGGGCGCTCCAGCACTCCAGACACTCGCCGGGCGCCTGGAGGAAACACCCGCACGGGCCGGAGCACGCGTACTGCGCGAGGGCGGTCTGCTCGGGATCGCCGTACGCGCACTCACTCGCCACGGGCGCCCGCCTCCTCGTCGCGGACGTGCCGGGCGTGATCCCGCCCCGCCCACGCGGCGGAGGACGGGCCGGACACGATGCACTCCCACCGGCCGCACGCGCACACGATCGCGACGGACGACCCGTACTCGGTCGAGGTGACGGCGTGCGCGCCCTCGGCGGGCAGCGCGGCCGGCGGGGCGAGGCGCTCGGGCGGGAGGGCGAGGGAGCGGAGGACCTCGTCCTCGACGCGCTCGTGCGCGGCGCGGAGCGCGGCCGGGTCGACGCGAGCGGGCTCCAGCTCGGCTCGCCGGCGGGCGTCGCCCTCCGGATCGGTCCCGAACCCGGCGCCCGTCCAGTCCGTCACGCGAGGAGGGTAGCCCCCCCGATACCCCTAGAGGTGCGATCCGCCTCGGGCGCGCACGGCGAGCCCGTGGAGCCACTCGGCGACCTCGTCGAGGCGGACGATCCGGACGACGGACCCGTCGGCGAGGGGCAGCTCGGCGGCGTCCAGCTCGTACCGGGCGAGGTCGGCGATCCGGTCGAGCAGCTCGGACTCCGGACGTGAGACCGCCCGGGGCTCCGTGACGGAACTCCGGGCGGTCTGCTCGTCGGCGGGCATGGGCTGGACGCTACCGGGGGACCTCGTCGCCGGCTCGGTCGTCGAGCGCCTGGAGGGCGCGGCGGCTGCCGAGCGCGGCGAGCGCGGACCCGACGGCGACGACGACGGCGAGCCCGCCGAGCCCGAGGGCGAGCAGCTCCAGGGGAGCGGCAGCGGCGACGGCGACCGTCGTCGTCGCGGCGATCAGCACAGAATCACCTCCTCGCGCGGCCAGGGGACGCGGGGCTGCTCCCCGCGTCCGTCCCACGGCATCGCCCACCGGTCGCGGACGAGGACCTCGGCGAGGTCCTCGGGTCCGCGCCCGAGGTCGACGACGACGGTCGCGAGGGTGCGTCCGCCGTACTTGTCGTCGTCCAGGTCGACGAGGACGACGCGGGTCCCGGCCGGCAGGAGCCGGACGAGGTGCTCGGTCGTCTCCGGTCCGCCGGGCTCGCGGAGTTCCCGGGTCGCGGCGCCCCGTACGCGGACCTTCCGGTACGCGAACTCGCCTCGACCCTTGTCGACCCACACGTACGCCGTGTCGCCGTCGTGCCAGCCCTCGACGGTCCCGTTCTCGTACACGGGTGCGGGGATCGAGGGGAGGACGGCGGTCACGCGGCAGCCCTCGCGGCGAGGTCGCCGACGACGAGGAGCCCGGCGTCGTCGGGCAGGGGCGGGGACTGGAGCCGGCAGGCGAGCCGGTTCGCGAGCCCGTCGACGAGGAGGGCGAGGGAGTTCACGAGGGCGACGGGCAGGTACACGGGGGCGACGATCAGGATCACGAGGAGGACCCGGAGGAGGTCCTGCTGCCACCCGTCGCGGCGGGCCGGGTTCGCCCACGCGCCGGCCCGGACGCCCGCCCACAGGACGTGCGCGCGGAGGGGGCGGTTCGGGTCCAGCTCGCGGACGCCGGCGAGGAACTCCTCGTCCGCCTCGATCGAGGACAGGTGCGGGCGGAGGTGCTCGGGGCGGCCGGCCCGGTGCCACGCGTTCAGGTCGTCGCATCGGCGGTCGTGCCGGATCGCGGCCGGCGTGTGCCGGCCGCTCGTCGGGACGAGGACGCGGAGGGGGCGGGGGACGGAGGCGAGGTCGGTCCGGAACGGGGCGGCGACCTCGCCGAGGGTCCCGTCGCGTTCGGTCCAGCGGAGGGGCTCGATCGCGTCGTACGCGTCGCCGTCGACGAGCGGGACGGGACGGAGGGCGGGGAGGGGGAACAGGAACACGGGGCGCTCCGAGGGTAACGGATCGTGACCTGCCCATAACAGCACGCGATCCCCCGGGATCGAGGCGGTCACACGTACGCAACCTGCCCACGTCCCGGGGGATCGTCGTCAACTACTGCCGAGCGCCTAGTCGCCGAGGGGACCGCCGACCTCCTCGGCGTGCTCCCACTGCCCCGGGACGATCGGCTCGTGCCCGGCCGGCTCCGAGCAGACTCCAGTCGCCCCGAACCGCGCCCCGCACAACCCGAGCGCCCGAGCGCGGTTCACCCGGCGGGCGAGGGCTGCCTCCGGCGAGGAGTCCTCGCGGCGGAGGAACTCCTCGACCGCGAACGCGGCGAACGCGCGGGCGGCCGACTCCGTGAGCACGAGCACGGACGCCGGCCCGAGGCGCTGCCCGGTGAACCGCTCGACGAGCCGGTCCTCCAGCCCGGCGAGGCGGACGTGCCGGGCGAACAGTCCGGCGATCCCGACCCGGGCGGCCTGCTCCCCCGCGCCGGCAGCGGTCGTCGCGACGTGCCCGCACGAGCAGAGGGCGTCGACCCGGAACACGGCCGGCGTCGAAAACCCGGTCGGCTGCCACCCGAGGGCGAGGACCTCGACGAGGTCGTGCGCGGTCACTGGACGCGCTGCCCGGCGAGCGCGTAGTCGCGCCGGCGTAGCTCGCGGCCGATGTACCGCTCCCACCACGTCCGCTGCCACTGCGGGTCGCGGCGAGGGCGCCCGAGCCCGAGGTCGAGGCACCATCGCTCGACGGACGCGGCGAGCGGGCCGGGCGTCACCTCGGCGAGCCCGCTCACGGGTGCCCCGGGTGGAGCGGCTCGGGCTCGGGCACGGCGTAGCGCCACAGGTACCCGTCGCCGTCCCACTCCTCCTCGATCGGGCGGGCGCCCGGCCGGAGAGGCTCGTCGTCGGCGTGTAGCTCCTCGCGGTCGCCCGCGTCCCCGGCGCCGAGCCACTCGACGACCCGGCAGTACGGGACCGGCTCGTACCGGTGCCCGTCGAGGGGCGCCTGCGCGACCTGCTCGACCTCGCGGAGGATCGGCGTCGCGGAGCACTCCTCTTCGCACTCGACGCACCACGAGCGGCAGAGGGACCCAGCGGGGGCGGAACAGGTGAACCGGACGACCGTCGCGGAGGAGGACCCGTCGTCGAACTCCTCGACCTCGACCTCGACGGCGTGCGGGTGTGTCGCCCGAGCGGCCTCCTCCTCGACGGCGAGGCGACCGTCCTCGATCACGGCGCCTCCCCTGCCTCGGCGAACGCGGCGCGGAGGTCGTCCAGCGGGACGGAGACACACTCGGTCGGACCGATCCCGAGGGCAGGGACCGCCTCGGCGTCGTCCCACACGGTCCGGCAGCTCGTGTCGGGTCCGCCGGCGAACAGGTCCCGGAACGGGCGGACGCCGGCGTCCGCCCCTCCTCACGGACCCGGGCGAACGCCTCGACGAGGACCGGCGTCGTCGCCGAGTTCGGGACGACGCCGAACCGGCGGAGGGCGGACCGGGCGCGGACGAGGTCGCCCTCGGCGCCGGACTCCGCGTCGAGCGTCCGGTCGAGGTGTCGGCGGGCTCGACCGACGGCGGCGAGCACGCCCCCGAGCCATGCCTCGCCGTGCGCGCCGGGCGTCTCGATCGCGCCGACGAGGTCGAGTAGGGCATCGCGGTCGGCGGTCACTCCTCGCCCCCCGCCGGCTCGGGCTCGATCAGCAGGACACGGAGGGCGCCGATCTGCCCGTCGAGGTCGGCCGCCCACCGTAGCTCGGACGCGGCCGGGGGCAGGTTGTCCTCGTCGAGGTACTTTCGGGCCACCCGGACCCGCTCGTCGCGGAGGGTCGTCCGCTGCTCGATCAGCGCCTCCAGGCGGGCGCGGAGACCGGCGTCCCCGCCTGCGCGCTGCTCCCCGCGTCGCTCGGCGGCGGCGAGCGCCTCGGCGACGAGGGTCGACAGGAGGGGGCGGGCCGGGTCGAGGCGGTCCTGCCCGGCGTACTCGGAGGCGACGAGCGCGCCCTCGGCGAGGAGGCGGTCGGCGAGCCGGCGGGCGGGCTGCTCGGTCACAGGACCTCGACCCCCTCGACGAGGACCCGCTCGCGGCGGGCGATCCCGTGCTGCTCGATCGCGTCGGCGTACTCGTCGGGCCGGTAGTGGAACGACCAGTGACGCTCGTACAGCTCGACGGCGACCGCGCGGACGACGGCGTCGAGGACGTGCTCGGGGAGCTGCGCGGCGTCGGCGTCGATCACGACCTCCGTGTACGTGCCGGCGGCCGGGTGCCCGAATCCGTGCGTGATGAACCACGAGCGCGGGCTCGGGAGGTCGGTCCAGGAGGACACGCCGGGGGCGGGCATGAGGAGGCGGGCGGAGAACTCGACCGCGCCGTCGCCGAGGGCGGCGCGGACGGTCGCTCCGGGGGGCGTGCGCGGAGGTGGAGGCGTGGGCATCATGCGAGGCACTATACCCTCCCCCTAGTGTCCTCGGGAGGAGGGATGCTCGGCGCGCCCCGGAGGTCGCAGTCCGGGCACGCGAGCCCCTTCCCACGCGGGCGGAGGACCCGCATCCGGCAGCACGAGCAGACCGGCAGCGGGCGCTCCTCCGTCGTGCTCACGCTGCCCGATCCTGCCGGGTGCCGGCTCGGAGTCGCGGCAGTCGCACGGCCACCCGCCGAGCCCGAGGCAGTCGAGGACGTGCCCGGTCGAGCGGAGCGCCCGGAGCTGGAGGGCGGCGTCGACGATGTACCCGAGGAGGGCGCCGGCGACGAGCGGGCCGGCGATCAGGAACGCGGCGATCGCTGCGAGGTCGCGCCACGCGTCGGCGGTCACGCGATCCCGGACCCTAGAAATCGGCCGGTCCGGGCGCGGCGACCGGGACGCGGGGCGGAACCGGCCCGGTGCGATTCCAGAACACGGGGGACAGGATGCGCTCGACGACCGCCTCGACGGCAGGCGCTCGCCGATACCACTCGGACGCGACCCGGTGCTCGGCGAGGGCGGCGTGTATCAGCCCCTCGGCGCCCTGATCGCCGAGGACGTACCCGAGCAGGACGGGCGATCCGTCGGGGCGGACGCCGGGGGGCTGCGGGCTGCTGCCGCCCGCGAGGTCGCGCATCCGACGGTGCGGGTCGAGGGAGGTTCCGATCTTGACGAGGTCACCCCAGGTCGCCACGTACACGAACCGCCTCACCGGGAGGACCTGCGCGCGTGCTTGACGACGGCGACAGTCACGCCGACCCGCTCGGCAACCTCGGGGGCACGGAGGGGGCGGGCAGATCGGAGCGCCTCGTCCCGAACCGCGAGCGCCTCCCGCTCGCGGTCGTGGAGGCGGCCGAGGTAGGCGACGGCGGCGCGGGCGCGGTCGAGCGGGTCGGCGTGCTCGCGAACCTCGTCGAGCGTGCGCGGGAGGGGCTGTGTCATGCGGTACACGCTACCCGGTATCCGTGTCCCGTGTTACTCGTTGCTCACGACTCCGGACCTGCCTCGCCTCCAGCGCGACGCCGGCCGCGAGGCAGGCGATCCCGAGCACGAGCCCGAGCCCGATCAGGACGGGACCGATCACGGGTCCTCCTCGGGTAGGTCGACGATCCGCTCGTACTGGTCGGCGTGCTCCGCGCACACGGGCAGGACGCGGCCGGTCTGCCCGAGGGGGACGGCGGCGATCGCGGGGGCGCGGCAGTCCCC